AAGTAATCTCTTAATGTAAAGTTGCTGAATTTAAATTTTTGTAAATCTGTAGAATTACAATCACCCGCTGAACCGTCTAATGCACCTGGAGTTGGAACCCCAACTTGTGTGCCTGCATTTGGCCCTGTAACTATTGCACCTGAACCTGCATTCATTTCTGTTAGTTTAAAAGATTCTGTGTGTTTATAACCACCTATCTTTCTTTGATTAACAGTATAACCATATTCATGTAAAACAAATTCACGACCGCAAAGTTTAGTTGTTAGTACAACATAAACTCTAACTTCTCCAGCATCTCGTCTTTTTTCTGTTCCTGTTTTACCGTCTGGTTCTACAGTAGTAGCTGGTGTTAAACAATCTAAATTACCACTGTTAGAAATTGGTCTTGTTGTTCCGCAACAAGTTATTGTGCCATCTACTGTTGTGGTTACAGTTTCTATTTCTTTGTAGATACCTTCTGGAAAGAATGTTGTAACATTTATTTCATCTACTGCTTCATCTACATCTGCAAAATCAATGTCTGTAGAAAAGTACGGTGTAGTTTGGTCTTCTCTACGTAATGGTGCACCTTTGCCTGTAACAACTGTAGTTCCTGTTGCCGGTGGTTCTGTAATAGTAATAGTTGTTTTAGATGTGCCTGTAGTTTCGAAATGAACTGGAGGGGGATTGTGTTGTGTATATTTAAGTAGACCATCTGCTGGCCCTACACCACCTGTTCCACCTGCTCCGCCATCACCTGCTGTTCCACCTTGTCCACCTGTTCCACCTGCGCCGCCATCATAAGTTGCGCCTGCTTCATTTAGTAGAGTGTTGAAACTTTTAGCTTCCCATTGACCTGCATCATTGTTCCAGAAAAGAACATAGTTCTCACCTTTGCCTGCACTAACGTCACCTAAGTCATTTAATAATTTTTGATTTGTTGGATCATTAACTGCTTCAATCTTTACACCGTCTGCTTCTTCCACAAGTAATGGATTGAAATCTGTTATTGTTGCAGTCTGTTTTGTTGTAGTTCCATCACCTTTTGTTATTTCAAATTTAATGTCTTTAAAATTAGCTACACTTGTTGAAGGATCAATAACAAATGAATCATTGATAACAACTTGTTTTAAATGTTCTGTATTATCGCCTGTAAAGAATGATACTTCATTATCGTTTAATCTTTTTGCAACACCTATAATAGAACCTTCTGAAATAGGCATTCTAACTTCTTGTGTAACAAATTCTGCATCTATATCACTTGGCTTTTGTCCTTTGTCAAACTGTGTATTTGACATACCTACATGACCATAAACAATCGGAATAATACCTGGTTCAACTTGTTGACCCATGTCTACGCCTTCGTGAACTTTTGGTTTCTCGCCTATTATTTGTTTAATAATAGTAGAGATTATTGCTGGAGCACCTTTTTGTTTTACGAAGTTGCCTATTTGAGATTGTTGTATCTGTTGTGCTAACTTAGTTTTTACAAAATTATCTAAGTTAAAATTAAACATCTTCATATTATATCTCCAACTTTCTTGCACTTGGTTTATTACCATTCTCTGTTCCTAGAGAAGCAGTAAGTGTGAAAACCATTTGTTCTGCTGATAGTTCATCTACTGATTTTACAAAGTATGTTTGTGGATCGATAAGTGTTGGCGTGTTAAAAAATAATCTCATTCTTTTTATCTTTAACCCACGATAGTCCATCATTGTAAAGTTTGTTGTAGCACTTGCCCATGAACTTATTGCAAATAAATCATGAGCCGCTATTCGTAATGTTGGTTCTGCGACTTGACCTGTTAAGTCTGAACGTAGATTACTCATTGAAAAATCTATGTGTTGAAACGTTCTTTCTGCACCATCCCATGTAATATCTAAGTTGGCAAATGTTCCTTCGTTCTCTTGTGTGTTTGCTACAAATACTCTATTTGATCCTCCGATAGAACGAAAGTCAAACTCCATAAGTTGTCCAATAGATTCTGTAGCGAGACTTTGTGCTTGTATTTGAGGAGTAGAACTCATAAATCAAATACCTCTATCATACTTGCTGAAACTGTTCGTTTGCTTGTGTCTGCCATTTGAACGTCAAAACTTTCTAAGTAAAATTGACCATCAGTACGTAACAACCCATTTGCTGAGATATCTATTTTTCCTGCATCTTGTAATCTTTGTTCATAGAATAAAATTAAAGCCGTGGCATCTGTAGAACTTAAATTGTCGTGTGTAACTGATATTGTACGTCTTTGATGATTGATACCTAATGGTGTTCTTTGTATGTAACCATCACCGAACTCTACTAGTCTATGTCTTGGTGTTGCGGTATAACTTGTTGTAACTGATAATTTTGTTTGTAATGGTAACGCTGACATTATACTAACCCTCCAAAGCCTGTGTTCTGTCTAAGGACAGTGTGTGCTGTTTGTAGAGCAATACCTTCAATATACTGTCTCATTTGTTGTTGTTGAAATTGACCTGAATTACCGCCTGCATTGACGCCTGAAATATTGAAGTTAACATTTGAATTTGCTGTCGTGCCGCCCATACCTGTTTGTAAAGGCCCAAATGCTTTCTTACTTTGCATTACACCTTGTTCAATTGGATTAGCCATTTTAGAAGGAAGTTTGTCCATTTCTTTACCGATATCTCTAACTAAGTCTGGAATAAGAGAATTACCTACTGCCCAATCATACAAGCCAGTTAACTTGTCTTTACCATCATCAACCCAACCACCGATTGCGTCTCCGGCTTTTGTAAAGCCTGCACCTACTTTGTCGCCTACTGCACCGCCAAACTCTTTGACTTTACCTATACCTGCACCGATGAAATCAATCATGCTTTGTATCTTGTCAATAACTGTTCCGATAGTTCCTATGACTGTTTCAAATGCTGGTATAACAATGTCTGTCATGACAGTAGCTATGCCTTTGAATGCTTCTTGTGCCAATGGTGCTACTGTTTCTACAAGTGGGCCCAACGCCTCAGCGATTTTTACTATAACATCAAAAGCTAGACTTAGAGCAGGAGCAACAATGTCAGTAAAGATAGTTCCTAGTAATTCGAATACGGGTTGTGCTTTTTCCATACCTGAAGAAAGCGAGGCAATACCATCTACAACAAATGTAACAGCTTGCCCTAATTTTTCACCAAGTGCCATTGCTAAGTCTTCGTTATTAACAATAAAGTCACTCATTTTTTTTGCGGCATTGTTGATTGCGTCTGAAAGGCCACCTTCACCAACTGCAATCAAGGCGTTGTTTGCCGCAATGCCTAAGTTAGACATTGATACTGATAAGTTTTGTGATGCTTTTTCCATACCACCACCAAAGTTCTCATCAAGTCCTTCTAGTAGAGCATCTTTTAATTGTGCGGCACCTTCTGCTGTTTTACCAAACTCTGATACTTCTAGTCGTGCTAACCCAAGTTTTTCTTCAAAGATTTTGAATACAGGAACACCTCTATCTGCAAGTCTGTTCAAGTCTTCTAGACCTAAACCACCTGCTGTTGTTCTTGCAAACAAGTCTGTGATAGCATTAAGAGAACCAACTCTATCTGTAGTAACAGAAGCCATATCACCAAATTTGGTTAGTAGTTCTTCTGTTGGTTCAATACCTGATGCTTTAAGTTTGATGAATGTTTCTGTTAAAGTCTCAATGTCAAAAGGCGTACGAGTAGCAAAGTCATTAATAAACTTAAATGCTTCATCGCCTGCTTTTGCAGAACCTGTAACAGTTTCTAATGTAGTTTTTAAATCTTCTGCTCTTGAACTTGCTTCAACTACTGATTTAGTAAATGCAGTAAGTCCGCCTATTGTAATAGCACCAGCAAGTAGTCCTTTAAACTTACCGAAAGAGCCAGAACTTTTTTGTATGCTCTTATCGACTTTGTTGAATTCTTTTTCAACTCCGCCGACTTTTTTCTTGATTGGAGCAAGATTTCTATCAATCTTTTTTAGTGCCGATGTTGCGTTGTCAAGAGCCGTAATTTCAATTTGTATTTCAGCGTTTGCCATTTATCCTACTCCGTTTGTTCATTTGGTCTTCTTTAATCTTATAGTACTCAGACCAAGTTAAATATTCCGACACTGACATCTCAGATATTTCTGATACCGTTTTATGTAGTGCTTCTGCTAGTTGAAACCTAAAAAACAGGTCAGTGTCGGACTTTAGTTTTTTGCGATATCATCTGCTTTCGGTTCTTGATTCAGAATGTGATTAGCAACACGTATAACGACTTCTGGATCAACACTGTTCATTAGTTCAAATTTATCAACCATTTTGAACTGTGGTTTTCCTTCTTCGTTTAATGCTCTCATAATCAATACTGTGACGAGTGCTTCCATTACCTTTTTATCTTGGTGTAACTTTACCACTTCCTCTGTTTGTTTTAGCGTAGCACTTGAAGTGAAGTATATTTTTGTATCCCATTCCGGGACATCTACCCACTCAAGTCCATTAGCCAATTTTGTTTTGAAATGCTTAGTAGCATTTTGTATTGCATTCATAATTAACCTCTATTCCTTATCTTAGTTACCTGGTGTAAAATCACCACGCATAGTTTTTGTATATGCTGTGCCAGATGAACCAGTTAAAGAAGTTTGATAATCAAAAGTTACTGTAGCCAAACCGTCTGGTGCCATCTCAACGTTTGCCGATGTGATGATAACAGAGCCTGAAATATTTTCTGATGCTGAATTGTCAAAACCTAGTACTAGTGATACTGTATCACCAACTTCCATAAGTTCTTGACCTGCGTCTGCAAGATCCATATTACACTCAACTGTGCCTGAGATTTGTCTTAAACCGGGTGTGTAGTTTCTTGCTACGTCACCGATTGCAGTAGTTTCTAACATATCTGCTTCTTCTGTAACGGAAAATGATGTAACTTGTGCCACTGTTGTTGACCCAATCTTTACAACTCCGCTGTTACCTTTTTGAACTGCCATTGTTTGCTCCTATTAATGTTATTTGTCTAAATCACCTTTTGGGTGATAGTATTCAATACGCACGATTATTTGAACCGCACCTAAAGGAAAAATAACACCTTCATCGGTGTTTATTTCCCTAACCATTGTATCCGTTGCATAGCCATTTCTGGTAACATCTTCATACAATTTTGTTTCAATGTCATCTAACAATTTGTTTCTTGCTGAGTCTAAAAACTTGCCTTTCACAAATCCTGTTAGAATATACTCTATTATCCCTTGTCTTGTTGTCAGTGTATTATCAGCTTTTGATTCTGATCCACTTTGAACTAAGATTGCAGGAACTTGAGCATCGCTTAACTCGTCAGGTTCAAAAACATCACGTGTAACAAATCTAACAGATTTAATTTCTTTTAGTTCTGAAACAATGTTTTTTGCAATGTTTTCTCTATAACTTGTTTTGCTCATCTCAATTCTCTCTGTAATTGCCTCTCAAAAGCATCTGCGATAAATTTAACTTCACCTGATGTAACACCTATAAAAGGTCTTGTTTTCTGATTGAATTTTGCTTTCTCTTGTTCTTGTTTTCTTTTAAAGCCCACAATAACTCTATTGCGACCTTTACGTTCAACATCCAAGTTAGAAAGCATTCTACCAGAAAAGTTTAAGTCTGGTGTAGTGCCTCTACCATTTTCTTTACGAAACTCTGCATAACCTTTAGAGTACCGTTTAAATCTTCCTCTCAACCCCACTCCACGTGATGTTCTATCTAAGATAGTTTCACGCATTTTCTCTCCACTTCTATTTAGAGCCTTTGGGATTGCTCTATCTAAATCATCCGTAAAATTAGATATAAATCTTTTAAAACGACTGGTATTGATAGTAACCTTTGCCATTAACGAATAATCCGTCTAGTGTGAAATGGTTGTTTTTCAGTTTCATCTACAGTACCGTCGTTGTCAAAATCATAATCAACTCCGTCTCTCAAAATAGAGTTAAATTCTTCAT